AGATTCCCTGGGGCGGCAGCCAGCGCCTGGTGGTGCACGAGCAGATCGGCGGGGCGCGGGTGCTCGATGCCATGGGGCGCTCGGACCGGGCGCTCGAGTGGAGCGGGCTCTTTAGCGGCCCCGATGCTTCCCAGCGCGCACAGTTTCTCGATTCGCTCCGGGTGAGCGGGGCGCAGCAGTCTCTCACCTGGGCACAGTTCAGCTATCTGGTGGTCGTGCGCGAGTTCACGGCGACCTATCAGCGCTTCTATCGGATCCCGTACCACATCGTGTGTGAGGTGGTGCTCGATCAGAGCAAGCCCGTGACGAGCGCGCCGCCCACCGCAGTGGACGATGCGCTCCTGGATGATCAGGCGGCGGCGGATGCGCTCGCAGGGGCCATTGGTGACGGCCTGCTCAGCAGCCTGATGTCTGGCCTGGATACGGCCATTGCTGCCGTATCCACCTTCGCCAACGCAGCGCAGAGCACGATCAACAGCGTCCTGCAGCCCCTCGCGGCGGTCCAGGCGCGCGTCTCGACCCTGATTGGGATCTCGAGCAACGCCCTGGCAAACGTCACGACCTTCGGCGGCGTGCTGCCTGGGACCCCGCCCGCCTTGGTGGCCGGCAAGCTCACCGATCAGACCGTGAACATGGTGCAGGCGACGAATCTCTTCCAGATGCGCAACCTGTTGGGGCGCATGGATGCGAACCTGATCGCCATCAACGTGCCGCAGAAGACCGTAGCGACTGCGGGCGGCAATCTGTTTCGCATTGCGCAGAATCAGTACGGCGATGCCATCGCCTGGACCGCGCTCGCGCGCGCCAACGGGCTCACAGACCCCTTCGTGCAAGGCTCCGCACTGTTGGCCGTGCCGCCGAGCCCGGACAAGCTGGGCGGCGTGCTGAACGCGTAAGGCGCGCCCATGAGCGTGCCAGCGGATCAGATTGCGACCGTGACGGTCAGTGCGACGGCGCAGCGCGTGCGGGCGCCGCGGGCGCTCGTCAAGCTCGGGGGCTTCGGCGCGGGCGATATCGTTCCGGGGTGGATTTCCTGGTCGGTCTCAAGCAATACCTTCTACGAAGCCGATAGCTTTCGGATTGAGTTTGCGACCTCGGCGCTGCCTTCGAGCAACGACGCGAACTGGTTCTCCACGCAGCGCGAGCTCTTCGCGGAGATCTTCGCGGGCTTCCCCTCGGACCCGCAGAATCCGCAGCTCTCCGAGTTGCAGAGCCTGATCTACGGGCGGGTCGATGAGATCGAGTACGACCCGGCGCAGCGGCTGATTACCCTCACGGGCCGCGATCTGACGGCTGTCTTTATCGATAACAAGATCGCCAGCCAATATACGAACCAGACCTCGAGCGACATTGCGCTCACGCTCGCAGCGCTGCACAACCTGAACGCCACGGTGGCCCCGACGCAGACAAAAGTCGGCACCTATTACGAGCAGGACCAGGTGCAGCTGCAGGCCAATCGCAGTGAGTGGGATCTGCTGGCCTATCTGGCACGGCGCGAGGGCTTCGTGGTGTATGTGCAGGGGACGACGCTCTTTTTTCAACCCGATCCGACGAACACCAACGAGCCGTATGAGATCGGCTGGATTGCGCCCGATGTGGCCACGCAGGCGCCGATCTCCGATGCGCTGGAGATCAAGTTCAGCCGCGCGCTGACCGTCGCCAAAGGCGTCGCCGTGACCGCGCGCAGTGCGAATTTCGATGCCGGGCGCCCGATTGTGCAGTCCTATCCCTCCTCCGCCAAGACGATCCAGGCCGGTAAGGCGTCGCCCTTCGGCGAGGTGCAGAACTATTTCTTCACCATGGCCCCGGGGCACTCGGCGCTCGAGGTCGAAGCCTTCGCGAAGGCCCAGTACGATGCCATCGTGGCGCACGAGATGAAGCTCTCGGCGCGGCTGATCGCGGATAACGTCCTCACCACGCAGATCCCGATCCGCATCCGGGGCACGGGCACCGCATTCGATCAGATCTACTACGCCCGCAAGATCGAGCGCGAAATGAGCCTGGATGAGGGCTACGTGATGAGCGTGGAAGCGCAGAACGTCAACCCCGACAGTTCGCCGCAGTCGTGATCGGTCCGTTGCAGAACGCCATGCGCTTGCAGGCGCAGCGTGCGCTCGCCTATCTGGTGACGACCGAGATCGGTACGGTCACCAGTTACGACCCGAACAAATTTTCGGCCAAAGTGCTGCTGCAGCCCGATGAGTTGCTGACGGGCTGGCTACCGGTGGCCTCTCCCTGGATCGGCAACGGCTGGGGACTCTTCGCTCCGCCGAACATCGGCGATCTCGTCTCGGTGGAATTCATCAATGGCAACTGGGGCGCCGGTACCGTGGTGGGGCGGTTCTGGAACAACGCCAACCGGCCGCTCCCGGTGCCCTCGGGCGAGTTCTGGCTCGTGCACTCTACGGGGTCGTATTTCAAGATGTTGACCTCGGGCGAAGTGACTTTTTCCGATGCCCGCGGCGCGACCGTGAGTTTGGATGGCCACGGCAACATTACCTCGCAGGCGAAACAGTGGACGCATACCGGTCCCGTGCACTTCACCGACGATGTGCAGGTGGACGGCACGCTGACTGCCAACGTCGATGTGATCGCGGCCGCCATCAGTCTCTTGAGCCACTTGCACAGCGGTGTCTCGAGCGGCGGTAGCAATACGGGACCCCCGGTCTAACCAGGAATCACGAACCGAGCCATGGCCGCCCCTCAGACTCAGACCTTCACGAGCCTTCTGGAGAACGCCGTGGCGGCCGTCCAGGGCGCCTCGCGGCAACTCCTGGACTTCACCGTGGGGTCGGTCCTGCGGGCCGTCATCGAGTCGACCTGCGCCCTTGCGCTGTGGTTGCAGGCCGAGGCCCTGCAGATTGCCTCGCTCACCCGCTTCTCGACCAGCAGCGGCGCGGATGCGGACAGTTGGGCGGCTGATTTCGCCTTCGAGCGGCTTGCTGCGCAATCGGCCACCGGCCCCGTCCTCTTCGCGCGCTTCACCTCGACGCAGCAGGCGACGCTCAACGTCGGGCAGATCGTACAAACCGCCGATGGCACGCAGAAGTTTGCGGTCATCGCCGACACGAGCCAGCCATCCTTCGACTCGACCCAGAACGCCTACATTCTGCAGGCGGGGATCTCGGAGGTTCTCGCCACGGTCTCGGCGGTCGTGCCCGGCAGTGCCGGCAATGTCCAGGTCGGCTTCATCAATACACTCGGCAGCGCGATACCGGGGGTCGATACCGTCACCAACCTCGTCGCCTTCACCAACGGAGCGGATGCGGAACCGGACGCCGCCTTCAAGGCGCGCTTCGTGCTCTACATTCAGAGCTTGTCGAAGGCGACCCCTGCGGCGATCAGCGCGGCGATCGAATCGGTGCAGCAGGACGTCACGAACAGCCTGACCGAAAACCAGATGTTCGACGGGACCGCCGATCCCGGCAATTTCTACGCGGTCGTCGATGATGGCTCGGGCAGCCCTTCCGCCAGCTTCCTCTCAGGCATCGCTAACGCCATCGACTTGGTGCGCCCGATCGGCTCGACGTTTCAAGTCTTCGGCCCGACGCTGATCCAGGCGAGCGTGCAGATGAGTCTGACCATTGCCGCCGGCTACAACCAGGCGCAGGTCGATGGCCTGGTGCAGAGCGCGGTGGAGGACTACATCGCCTCCTTGAGTATCGGTGAGCCGCTGCCGTTCACGCGCCTCGCACAGCTTGCCTACGACGCCTCCCCGGGCGTGACGAACGTGACCAACGTGCTGCTCAATGGCGGTACCGCAGACCTCGTTGCCTCCAATAAGCAGGTCATTCGGCCTGGCGTCCTGACAATCATCTGAAGGCGCGCAGCCATGGCCAGCGGTGATCAGGCGGACATTCTCGGCCGCTTGCAGCAACTCGTGCCGCAGGGCTGGTTCCCGGTGGGCGCCGCCCCGCTGCGCGACGGGCTGCTCACGGGCGTCGCCAATACGCTCAGCTTTATCTACGGCCTGCTGGGCTACTTGCGTCTGCAGACTCGGATCGCGACCGCGACCGATGGCTTTCTCGATCTGATCGCCAACGACTTTTTCGGCGCCAAGATCTTTCGCCAAGCGAATCAGACCGATGACAGCTTCCGCGCGCAGATCATCGCCAATATCTTGAGGCCGCGCGGCACCCGCCCCGCCGTGTCGGACCTGCTCACGCAGCTCACCGGCCGCACGCCGATCATCTTTGAACCGCGGCGCCCGGCGGATACTGGTGCGTACGGGAACGGCTCGCTCGCCTACAACACCGCAGGCGGCTACGGCTCGCTGCAGTACCCGTATCAGTCTTTCGTGACCGTCTTTCGCCCGCTGGGCCAGGGCATCCCGGCCGTCGCCGGCTATGGGATCCCGGTGGGCGCGTATTCGACGGCCTCGCAGATCGAGTACGTCACGTCAGCATTTATCAACGGCATCAGTGATACCGACCTGATTGCCGCCATCGAGAGTGTGCGCCCGGTGGGCTACACCATCTGGGTGCGTATCTCGAGCTGATTTTTTTCACTGTTACCGAACCGCCAAGACGGGCCGCTCGCTGCGGCCCGTTTTCGTTGGAGGCTGCCCCTTTGGATAGAGTTATCGTCTACCCCGGTTCGATTCCCCAGGACGTCGATGTCCTGAGCACGAACAAAAACTCCCTCGTCGCTCTCGGCATGCTGATGCTCGATGTGCTCGGCTCGGGCACCCTGGCCAGCGGCTTGAAATGCGTGCCCACCAGTCCGGGCTCGCTGAATGTGTCCATTCAGCCCGGGCGCCTTTACTCACTGCAGAACATCGACAACACCGCGTACGGCTCCCTCGCGCTCGACTCTACGCACCAGATCCTGAAGCAAGGCATCCTGCTCGATGCGCTACAACTCGCCTGTCCTGCGCCCAGCACCTCGGGCTTCTCGATCAACTACCTGATCGAAGCGGCGTACCAGGACAGCGATACCAGTGCCACCGCGCTGCCGTACTACAACTCGCAGAATCCGCAGCAGCCGTTCTCCGGTCCCAACAATACCGGTGTCGCCCAGCCCACGGTCCGCCAGGGCTCAATCGTGCTGCAGGCGAAACCGGGCTCCGTTGCGCCCACGGGGACGCAGAACACGCCCACGCCGGATGTCGGCTTCACAGGCTTGTGGGTGGTTTCGGTGGCCAACGGCCAATCCGCCATCACCACGAGCAACATCGCGATGGCCTCGGGCGCCCCGTTCCTGACGGGCTCGTTCGCGGGGGCCTATACCGGCTATTCGGGCTCGATCACCTCGAGCATCAACTGGTGGCGGCTGGGGCCGGCGGTGTATCTCACCCTCGCGCCGGTCACAGGCACGAGCAACGGCAGCGGTTTCGGTATTTCTAATTTGCCGCCCGCGATTTGCCCGCCGACCACCCAGCTGATCTCGGTCCCCAATGCGGCGTTCGTCAATAACGGCGCAGCGCTCGGCGGGGTCGCCGATGTGTCTGCCCAAGTGAGCGCTAGCGGACTGAGCTTTCAATTCAACAATAGCCTCACCGGCTGGACCGCCTCGAGCAGCAAGGGCATCGGAGCCGAGGTGACCTTCTCGTACGTGCTAGCTTGATCGGCTAAAGGGAACGCAGCCAATGATCCAACAAAAAGCCGCAGACGCCTCGATCTGGGCCGCGGTCCTGGTGTGGTTCATGTCACATCTCACTGAAATCAACGCCGTCCTGCAGTTCTTCCTGCTGATCGGCTCGCTCGTCGGCGTCTTCTTCGCGATCCGTTACCACAAGCGCAACACGCCTCGGAACTCGCCCCCGGGTGCGCCTCCGAGCCTATGAACCTCTCGCTGATCCGCGATACCGCGACGGCTTCCTACTGCCAGGGCGTGCTGCAGGCGGGCGCCCTTCGGTTGCAGACCATCGAATTGCCTTGGGTCCCGTTCGATGGTGGCCGCGGCGGTCATCCTGCGGAGTCGTGTGTGTCCGCCGGGACCTATGACCTCGTGCTGCACGACACGGTGAAACATCCGAAGTCGTTTGCACTGTCGAATCCGGATCTGGACGTCTTCCACGAGCCGGCAGATGTTCCCGCCGAGCGCCGGCTCTACGCGCGCATCGCCATCCTCCTGCATGTGGCTAATAGCCCCGGGGAACTTTTAGGGTGCATCGGCGTCGGCATGGCGCGCGGGCCCGGGTACGTGTCGCAGTCGCGCTTGGCCTTCGATCGCTTCAACACTGCGGTCCCGTGGGTCGCCGGGCACACGCTCACCATCACTGACGCGGCGTGGGCCCAACCCTGACGTACCGTGTCCGCTCGGACCTACATGGGCCGCCCGTGCCGGAAGGGGCACGACGGCGAGCGTAAGACCGAGCGCTACGTCTCTTCGGGCTACTGCGTGAAATGCTCGCTCGAGCGCGGAAGGCGCTATCGAGAGGGCCGAGCGAAGAAACCTCCCTGCGAACGGCCGCTCGCTGAGCGTTTCACCGCGATTCGTCCCTGTCTTCAGTGCCGGGATCCCTTCATCGCAAGGGACCCGGCCGCCCAGTATTGCGGGATTGCGTGCTTCCTGCGTCACCGCCCGATCCCGCAGAGGAAATTCGCATGACGTTTTGGCAATTCCTAACCAACCTCTGCCATGCACTCACGAGTCATGGCACCCGCGTGTTGGGTGTGGCCGTCGGCACGATCACCGCGCTCACCACATCGAATGTGATCCCAGCCAACCATTTGAAGTATTACCTCGCGGCGATCGCCGTCCTCACCTACTGGAGAGGGCAGGGCAACGCCGACAAGATCGCCGACAAGGTGATCGAGAAAACCCAAGGCCCTTTGGCCGCACGTCCACCGGAGATCCCGAAATGAGCACCCCGAACGAAGCCGTCGTCGCCGCTGCCCCCATCCTCGTGAATGTCATCAACGAGCTGCAGTCCTTTGTCAACACCGTCCTGACGGGTGATCCGGCCCAGATTGCCTTGCGCTTCGATGGCGCGGCCAAGGTCCTCATCGGCCAGATCGAGCTGCAGCTGCCGGTGCTCGCCACGTCTGAAATCGGCGTGGTAAACAGCGACATCAACGCGAAGCTGGCCAGCTGGAAAAACAGCCTAAATGCCCTGTCTGCGCCGAAAGCCGCATGACAGCGCTGCAGGTACTGGAGCTGATCGCGGCCATCGGCAATGCGAGCTCGGCGCTGGTGAAACTGATCGAGGCCCTGCATGCGCAGGGCATCGATTTGTCGAAGCCCATGCAGCCTGAGCATCAGGCGCTCGCCGATGCCGCGATCGATCACATGAAGAAGGCCATGGGCGGCTGATATGGGCTACATCCTCATCCTGCTCACCCTCTCGGCGACCACGGGGGAGGGGCGCTACACCCGCATCCAGAGCTTCGACACCGAAGCGCAGTGCGAGGCGCACTTCCCGCTCACGGTCCAAAGGCCGCAACAGGGCGAAGTGCGCGTGTATCAGTGCGTGACTGGCCCGAAGCCGGAGCCGAAAAAGCCGCCGGGAGATCACGTGTGAGGCGGTGGGTGCCGACCCTCTGCCTCCTCATGCTCGTAATTCCGTATTCCGACGGCACCCCGCTTCCGCCGCTCACCGGCCCGCTATTCGATCAGTTCAACCGCCTCACCGCGCGGCCAAATCCGTGGCCGCCCGTGTCGATCTTCCTGAGCGTGATCGCTGCGCTCGCCGTTCCGATCAACAGGAAGGCAGATCCACATGACCTGCATCGCCGTTAAAGATTCGGTCATGGCGGCCGATTCCCTCATTTCCGGTGTCTACAACACACCCGCCGTCAAAATCTACCGGAAGCCGGACTACCTCATCGGCTTTGCGGGCGAAGTGGCGCAAGCCCTCGTCTTCGTGGACTGGTATCAGGACCGGCAGTGCCGCATACCCGATATCGCCCATGAGCAGGATTGGTGCGCCCTCGTGCTCTCGCGTAAGTCTGGCATCGAATTCTGGGATCGATCACTGCGGCCCGTACCGATCCTCGAGCGTCAGGCCGCCATTGGTAGCGGCGCGCCCTTCGCGATGGCGGCCATGGATGCGGGGCTCAGTGCCGCCGCGGCCGTCAAGATCGCCTGCAAGCGCGATGCGTCCTGCCGCCTTCCCATTGTCACGGCTCGACTCAAACCCACCAAGTGAGGCGTCATGACCAAGGCCGCAGCTCCCACGAAGATCGGTAAGAGCATTGAGGCGTTCCGCGCCGCCCACGATAAGAACTACATCGTCCCGCAGAAAATCCGCGCAGCGCTTATAAAGCTCGGCGACGGGTGGGAATACGAACTCGACTTCATGCGGATCGCGGGTGTGAGTTCCACGGATCTCGCCACATTCCGTGAGCAGTTCATCGACCACATCGTGACGACCAGCGGAAAGAACCCGAAGCGCGCCTGGGCAGGTAAAAAGAAGCTAGCCGAAAAACTACGGGCTATGTCCCCATGAAGACGATCGAGGACTTCAAGCAAGCGCACGACCCGCGCACGATCATCGCGCGGCTCGAGAACGAGCTAAAGCGGGCGAACGAGCAGAGCGCCGACTCGGTAGCCATCAAGGCTGCGATCGGGATGCTCGATGCCAAGCTCTCGACGCTCAACCCGCCCGCATGGATCGAGCGCGAAGTCGCCAAAGCCTCCTCGCCGGGCGTGCCGACGCTCTTTCTGTCCGACCTGCACTGGGGCGAAGTGGTGCACCCCGGGCAGATCAACGGTGTCAACAAGTACAACCTCTCGATCGCCCGCGAGCGCCTGCGCTACACCGTAAACACCGCCATTCACCTGCTTCGCATCCTCGATCGGAATATGGACTACCCGGGCATCGTCGTCCCGCTCGGAGGAGATGCAATCAGCGGCAACATTCACGACGAATTGCAGGCGACGAACGAACTCAACACGATGCCTACGGTGCTCGACCTGTACGACCATCTCGTGGGCGCGATCAAGCTGCTGGCGGGTACCTTCGGCAACGTCTTTCTGCCCTGCGTCACAGGCAATCACGGCCGCGATACGAAGAAGATCTGGGCGAAGGACCGGCATCACACCTCCTTCGACTGGCTGCTGTATCAGTTCCTCGCCAAGCACTTCCTGTCTGACAAGCGCGTGCGGTTCTACATCCCGGACGGCTCCGATGCGTTCTATCGCATCTTCGGCACGAAGTATCTGCTGACCCACGGCGATCAGTTCAAGGCCGGGGATTCGATCATCGGGCCGCTGGGCCCGCTCACGCGCGGCAACCAGAAGAAGCTTGCGCGCAATACCGCCGTCGATATGGCCTACGACCTTATGATCTGCGGCCACTGGCATCAGTACATCCACCTGTCGCGGCTGATCGTCAACGGCTCCATGAAGGGATACGACGAGTACGCCTTCCAGGGGAATTTCGGCTTCGAGCTGCCGATGCAGGCGCTCTGGGTCACGCACCCGCGCTACGGGATCACTTACCGCATGCCGGTGTACTGCGAGCAACCGAAGGGCGTCCCGAAGGCCGCTTGGGCGAGTGTCGCGGCGTGAGCCAGACGAAGATCGGCTCTTTCGTGGAAGCCTGGGCCAACATCGCGGTCGGCTTTGCGATCAACTGGACCGCCAACATGCTGCTGCTGCCT